TGGATTGTGGATACATCTTCTTTTGACGACGGACGGTAAGCCGGAAATGCCTGCTCTACGGTGTATCGACCGCCACGCAAAACAAGTGCCCACAAGGTGTCTGCTCCAATGCCTTGGGTTACGCAAACGGAAATAACCTTTGGGTTGCCAGGGCCGCCTAGCTTGAACCTAGACCAGGCGTAGACCTTTTGATCCGGCTCATACACCATGGCTGCAATCTGGCCGCTGCCTGTCACGGTGATCAGCATGGGGTCAGGTTGGCGAATGTAGTGCAATTCTTCCGCGCCTCCTTGTCCCGGGAATAAATGGGCTGCGTAGACGGTCACGTCCAACGGAACCTGAGCATCTACGGCATAGTCGTAGGTCAGTTCGCGTATTCTTATCCCGCCATTCTGAATAAAAATTACGGAGCGACCGGACTGAATGCCTTGAACAAGGGATGAGCCATAAGACGACTCGCGGCGCGCTGTCACCGTTTTAGGGGTAAGTGCGTCCTTTCCTTGTCCAGCGGTAATTGCCCACTCGGCATTGGAGGTTCCAATAATCAATGTGGACTTATTGGTCATCCAGCGGATGTCTTGAAACACGTCGGTAGCAAGCGTGATGTTTATTGACGAATCATCTTCTACCAACGATTCAGCAGTAGTCGGAGCAAAATTGTAATAGTCCGCTACCTTGGACAGCCAGACAGTCTGGGGCTCTCCGGGAGTGGCGGCAAAGCACAAGCGTTGCTCAAAAAACGAAACGCAGCGCGGATAGTTGCCGGGGTAGAATGCACCTCTACGCCAAACGGTAGTGGTGGAGTCCATCTTCTTTCCACTGCCCTCTCCCGAAAACGGAACGCCGCGTAAAAGCGACACTTGGACAACGCTGGAGCTAGTGACCGTGGTGATCTTTGCGTCTAGGATCGTGGACCCAAACTCAAGACGCAGCCAGCGACCAAGGTCCGACGCACTGAACACAGGACTCGAAGCGGTGATTGTCGCGGTTATCCTTCGTGGGCCCTGCGTAATAGTTCCCGTATTGGGAACAGAGTCATACGATATGGCTCCAGCAGATTGCAGGTAGATCGTATCGCCCTTGGCAATAAGGCCAAAGCTGGACTGCTCGGGAACGTCTCCGCGCTTAAGAACGTTTATCCACCGACCAGCGCCAGCCTCGTCAATGTATCTGAGGTAGTTCCCTACGACATCAGTGGTGATGGCAAACTGGTGGGTAAACCCGATGTTTTCGTTTATGACCAACCCACCGCCAGTAAGGGCATTTATGGTCTGAGTCGCGTAAAACTTCGTCCCAACAACAATAGGTGCCACGGCTCCATAGGTTGTCCAAGCAGTGGTTCCAACTGTATGTATCACGTAATAATTGCCCTGGTAGATTTTCACGGTAGGGACAATTGTCAGGGGCGTGTAATTCGCGGCGTTTGACAAGTCGTATGGATGCGTGCCGCCGTGGCCGTAACCTGTGTATCGGCCAATCGCGGTAACCTCCTTATCAAGCCTGAAGCACCGGTCTTCCAAAGGCTCGATGTCTATGTCGTTGTCTGCATACCGAGTTTTTATCCTACCTAAGGAACGTGACGACGTAGAATTGTATTCAACATACACGTAGTCCATTCCAGTTACAGGGACGCCGACAATGGTGGGCTACCACTCATCGGCGTATGTAGAGGTAAGGCGTATGCGGTCGACGACGTTGCTGATCTTTAGCGATACACCGTAGTCAGACTCGCGATAGTCGTTATATGGACCTGCCTCTAAAGGCAAAACCTCGTAAGTCCAACTGCCAGCCGAATACCGGGCAAGCCGAGCAGGTGGGTGGGCTTGGTGAGTCAGAAACAATACGTCGTTGACCTGACAAACCTGGATGTCCTTGGCCTGAGAAAGTAGGTAAGGGACAGCAACCGTTACGGCGTCTACGGTGTTTGTAGGGTCAGTAGGTATGATACTTACAGACAAGTTTCTAAAAAGCAATGCCGCACTGAATCCACCAGAACTAAAAGCAAGTAAGTGACCTTCGCTTGCCTCAATGGACCCCACTACGTTTCTTACCTGCGTTCCTACTCGACGGTAGATCGGACCCTCCACGGTAGGTTGGAAGTTCTCCAATTCGGATGCAGACGTGGTGAATCGCTCTAGGTCTGTGCGACCATAGATCGCCGGTGAAATCTCACCGCCAACGAAAGTAGACTGAACTGAACTTCCAGGTGTCATATATCGAGAGGATAGATACGGCGGTCGTAAGACGATCCATTCCAGGTTAGGCGAGAATCAAGCCACTCCGACTGGTCGAGCTGGTATTGAGGAACCTCCACCGCTCCATTAAAACGGGCAAACGCAAGCAGGCGGGTGGCCAAAGCCATGATGTCGTCACGCATTTGCAGGGCACTGGTCACGGACGGGCTTATTTCGTAGGCCAAAAACGCAGCGGCGGTATCTGCAAAGTCATCCAAAAATGCCACAGGGGATTCCACGCTTTCAACCAAGCGCTGAGTGTATCTCAGGGTCAAGGTGGTCTCGTCCGTAAGGATGTTTTGTCCGACGATCTCGTATCTCTCTGTATTGATTTTACGAATACGAAGGCAATCAGCGGGTATCTGAAAAGCGTAAGTCCAGCCGCCAAGCGTCGGAGGGGTCGCAAGTGGGGCAAGCTCCACGATCTTGGTGGCAAAATGCCACACGTGCTCACGCAACAGGCGGTGAATCACAGGCACTATGCGCTCGCGCACCAGAGCGGTAACGCGATTGGAATCCGAGAGCGAGGATACCGTGTCAGCCCCTAGTTTTATCAGGGCCGAATTTGCAATCTGGGTCAGGTTTTGCGGCATGGCAGTAAAAAGCCCCATCACCTTGCGATGATGGGGCGGAGTTGTCGAGACTAGGTTCGCTTACCCGTTCAGGGGGCAGCCACACCTAGTCAAGATCAGTTCTTCAGATACTCAATAAAGCCGAGGATCTTGGCACCGAGGGTGGGGTTAGCCCCACCAACAGTTACAATCAGCGTGGTATCCGCAGAAACAACGGAACCGAGGCCTAGTGCAACGGTGGATGCAAGCAGGGCTGATCCAGCAGTCGCAGCAGACGTAGCACCAAGGTAGGCGGTGGGGGAACTCACGGTTCCAACCGACAGCGTGACGCTCGCGCCAAGTGCTTCCCAAGCCAGAGTTCCGCCAAGGATGCGGGCTCCCTTTTTAAGTGGAACAGTATAAATGACGTCCCCGTTCAAAATGTTGGCCGTAGTAGGCGTTCCATCCTGAAGCGTGGAGTTGGCAGGGGTGGTGGTATTGCGCTCAAAGTAGCTGGAGCTTTGAACAGCATCAATTTCGGAAAAACCGTTACTGAGCTGATACTTGGGACCAACAGCCCGCTGAGCTTGAATGGACAGATGATTAGGCATGATAGGTGATTCCTTAGTTTAGGTTACGATTTAGGCCTCGACGCAGGAAACGCGGGCAAGGCACTCGCCCCACATGCGGGTCATTCCGAAGCCCATCTTGATGTAGATGTAGGGAATGTTCTTGCGGTCGGGCAAGCGCCACATGTTGGCGGTGATGTCCTGGCTGAACTTCAGCTTGCCCGCCTTGGGCATGAAGAAGAGACAGTTGCGGTTGTTACCGGTCTTGGTAAGGCGCTCGCTGATCTGGAAGCGGAAACCGCCCCACTCAACAACCTCAAGGCGCTCAAGACGGCCCTTCATCGCAAAGTCGTTGTTCACGATCTCATTGATGTTGAGCAGGTCGTCCCACTGACGGCGGGAGATGAAGGCGTTGATCATGGGGACATCGCGCTGATCGAGAGCGAGTGTGCCCATGAAGGTCTCCTTCACAACCTTGAGCTTCTTAAGAGTGAGACCCTGAGCGGTGCCAGAGCTGGCAGCACCAAAGGAGACGTTGACGTCGATACCCTCGTTGAGGCCAGCGGTGACGGCGTAGCGGGAATCCGCGACGATATGACCGGCCTGGTTGGAGACGGCGCCAATCGTGACCTTGTCGGCGGTGGTGCCGACGAAGTTGACGGTGTTCTCACCTTCCTTGCCGGTGTAGGCAGGGGCGGTAAGACCAGCAATGATGACGTCGTCCATCTTGCGGTTGGCGGCCGACATACCAGCCTGCATATAGGCGTTGGTCGGGTCGGTGGCCACGCGGACGAGATCCTTCTCGTCGATGGGCTTGCCCCAATCCCAATCGCGCAGCGAGGTGCGGCGACGGTCATGCGGGACATCGTTCATGGGGTTCACACCGTAGCGGGTGTTCACCTCGTTCATATCGTCGGCGAGGCCGATGCGATCTTCGTAGTCAAATTCAGAGGCTTGCGAGCCGGTCTCCACCACACCGCGAAACTTGGACACGGTCTGCTGGAAGGCCTGCTCAACACCGCCTTTGAACGCGTTGATATAAGCTTTTTCGATTTCGTTGCTCATGGGAGCGTAAGATTAAGAAGTTGTGGTTTGTCGCACCGAAGAGGCTGGTGCCGCCTTTTTCGGTCGATTGCCCTTGCGGATCGCCCTTGCGCTTTTCGAGCGCCACACGCCGTTCATACGGAAGACCAGGGACGGAGACCGCTACCCCCGATGATTCCGTATTAACGGGTGATGTTTACATATCAAGACAATTTCTTAGGGAAGGCCGACATATACAATTCCTGACGACGTTTGATAGCAAAGTCGTGATCAGGGTGGCTTGCGTTAAACAACGCTTCGCGATGCGTGCGCTCAAACTGCTGGATCTCCACCTGAGCCTGGTCAGGGGACAGGTTGGAAGACTGGATAGCCGAACCCTGGCCGCGAGGACCGCGTTCTCCAAGCATGTTGCCAACCTTGGAGAGGAGCGTGACAACCTCGGGGTGCGAGCCAAGGCCGGTCTCTTCAAGAAGCGCGCCAAGCTTGCCGCCGTTATCAAGTTCGCGAAGGGCGGCGCGGGCGTAGTTGATGTCCCGGTCGAAATTGGCTCCAAGACGCTGCTTGGTCTCGTTCTCCCAGCCTTGCAGCTTGGCCTCTTCGGCCTGCGCGGCCGCCTGCTCTTCTTTGATATACGCCTCAAAAATCTTGTTGGCGTCGGACTGAGGGACGCCCAGCATGTGAAGCTT